GAATTAACCCCCACCAGTAGAAGACCTATTCAGTTTATGATTAGGTCCTCTCTATTCGACATATTGGGAGGCTCATCAGCCAGTGAAATCGCCAGTGCACAGAATGCACTCGTGAAATCACAAGATAAGTTCCCAGGTTGGTTTGTTATTCCAACCGCTTGTCTTAAAAATACACCTCGGTCAGCGCTTAAAGTCTTAAGATCTATCGACGATCACTTTAAGCGTCACTTCTCTAATAAGATACGCCGCGCAGCCGTCTTGCATCATTACCGCATGGGTAATTTGCAACGACATTTACATCAATTAAACATTATTGCGGAAAGCGGCAGAAAGAAGACTGGAGAAGGTCTTGATATTCATAGCTCTATCAAGATGACCAAGCTAAAACTCAGTGAGTACAAAGCCGGCCTAAAGATGGCCAACAGTACCTGGAGAAGTATACTCACTGGAGTTTTAGTCGCGCGTAAGGGCAAGACCTTGGATACCCGGAGCCCAGCATGTTTCTCTGAAATGCTGGCGCTTCTGAAGGTAGGTGTCCATCTTGCCCTCTGTGCTCTTAACGGTACAATAGATGCCGCCCTAAAAGAGGTTAAAGTGTTTTCTTCGTATTGTAGAGAAAAGGCTCTACATCCTAACCGACCTCTTGTTCATTGTCCGACTGGGTTATACAAAAGAATCGAAGAAGTTTTCGTCAAGAACAATGATCAACTTATCGCTTTGTCGTTCATAGGCCGATCGCTTCCGATCGGCAGCGATATAGTTGTTAGGGACGCAATCAAGGCACATAAAGAGGCTTATACAATGAAGCCTGAAAAGACACCTCTTTATGACGAGTTTATCCAATTCTGTAGAACCGAATTACCTAAGGTTATGAATTCCGGATCGGATCCACTCTTATCAATGGAATATCCTTTAGTGGATTCGTCATGCCTTGAGAGGACAACCAATGAAGGCGGTTGTCGCGCCTATGTACTAGAGAATTTCCCGGCTGTACCAGAGGACATAAGTATGAGTACCAATCCATTCGACGATTTTACTTATGATCCTTCAGTTTCCTCCCTTCCTAATATTGAAGATCTAAGAAAGACCTTGGGACGAGAAACTAGACTACGTGACCATGTTCTTGGTCATCTCTCTAATATGACTGTAGTGAGAGCTGATGTGCTCGCTATTAAAGAGAGGGGTTATAAAGCAAGAATTGTGACAAAGTCCCCCGCATTCTTGGTGACAGCTGGCCATTGGATCCGTCGAGTCGTTCTAAGGGTATTGAAGAGATTACCCGAAACTGCGACGGTCCTCGGTGGCGATAGGCGTAAGGCTATTCAAGAAATCTTCCCTATCATTGGAGACCGTAAGATCGTTTCTGCTGATCTTACAGCCGCCACCGATCGGTTCCCGCTTGAGCTCGTCCAAACCATTTGGAACATTATGGTAAAAGCGCTCAAGCTACCGACATGGACTCATAAGGTGATAGACCTTCTTACTGGACCGATGGAATTGCACTATAACACAAATGACCTCGACTTGGAAGAGGAAGTTGTGCAATCCACCTGTGGAATCCTGATGGGTCTACCTACTACCTGGATCACTCTCTCAGTGATTCACCTTATGTGGGTTAAATTCTCTCAACGTACTGCACGTGGACCCCTGAAAGCACTCCCCGCTAGGATTTGTGGAGACGATTTGATAGGTGCTTTCACCGTTGCACAATACAGACGATACCGTGATGTGGTTATCGCTTGCAACGGGAAGTTCTCTTCTGGTAAACATTTTGTTTCAAGAAAATATGGCGTATTTACCGAAGAGGTCTTCGAGATGTCTAGGAAGCAATGTGGCTTCAAAGCTCACTATTCGTACTTCCGGGAATGCTCATATGACGAAGCATATCCCCGTGCTGGAGAAGAGTCCTTATTAGATCTCCTAAGCGTAAAGGAAAAATGGGGAGGTCGACGAGTTCCTAAATTTAGGATTCGGGTTCGAAAGATAGCCGGCCCTGCAAAGGGTAATGAGTTGAGAGGGCTCATGCACGGTGAACGTATAGTACCCGGTATGTCTTACGTCTTGGAACGATATCAACCTATTCCTGTATACGTTTGCAATTTCAAGAGATGGACTTCTGCTTTCTCCTTAAAGTCTCTGTCTGATCCTTATAGTAGTCAAGATTCTACACCATGGTGGATCAGGATTGGAACAGCTCTAACCAACTTAGTAAGTGGGTTACCAGAACGTCAGAAGATCGTGGCGAAGGTCACGAATCTGATGAACCCGGGGTTATATCGGTGGTTTTATGAAAAGGGATTGTATCCAACCGTTCCTAGAGAACTCGGCGGTGCCGGTTTACCTCCTAGGAATAACAGAGAACGAACATTACGGTGCGTTAAGAGCAAGTTGATGCGTCGAGCATTTGCGGCAGTTGTTTATGGTAAAAAGCTGAAATATACTAAGCCCGCAGCGGCATGGGATACCGCACCATATAATCCAACAAGACTTCTTTCTACTAAGTCTTGTCGTGGTATGCTCGACGATCGCCTCAACAAGGACAAGAGCCTCCAATACATGTGGAAAAAAGATGGAAAGGCTCCCGGTAATATGGTAGTTGTTGGGAAGATTGATGAGCTGATCGAGGACGTCAGTAACGCCCTTGCTCACGCTCACTTTGAACCGCTTATGCCCCTTTTGAGGAGCTTCGCGGATGAAGATACTCAGAACAATCTTTCTTCTCGCTTACCGGATGGTGGTCCTGCATTAATGCAACCTCTTCAAATGATCTTTGGAGTTCCAGAAAGTGTTTATAAAACTAACCCTGAAATGTACGAGGGTCAAGAGATCGATTATGAAGGGCAAGTTGAGGCGATGTATAAGAATAAGGGTAGCGTCACTCATGTGAACCCTAGCTTAGTCCGTATTATGGTAAGACTAGCTTATGGAATTCGTCCGAAATCCAAGTGGAATCAAAGAAAGAACATTTTCGGATTATCCATAGAACCATTCTGGTTCTGG